CGCTGGTTCTCGTGCTCGATAAGTTGAACGAGATCGGCGAACGGCTGGACAAACTCGAAGCCAAAGAATCACAACGCCCATCAGCCGTGGGGATCACGCTTCCTCATGAGTAAAGACTCCGCCCTCACCGAAGCGCTGATCGACCGGCTCGACGAAGCTCTGCCGCTGTTGAAGAGGATTGCCGACAACACGGACATCCTAAGACTCTCAGTACATGAAGCAGCAACCCAGATCCCAGGCGCCGGCGGCTTGACGGAGAAAAAGTCTACTTTGAAAGTCAAGGTGACGTGACCAATGACCTCGCCGCACTCAAACGGTCCCGCTTCCTCATGAAGCCGCGCGAGCAACAGATCGCCGCCGCGTCGGCCCGCGTCCGCAGGATCCGTGCTAGTCTCGGCGTCACCCAGGAAGTTCTCGCCGTCATGCTCGACGTGTCGGCGAACACCGTGCGGTCATGGGAACAAGGGCTCAAGCATCCGAACTACGATAGCATCGTCAAACTGGAAACAATGGAGAGACAGCATGAAAAAGAATCATCCCGGCAAAGCCAAGGTGGGTAAGACTGTCGCCGGCGTGCGCAAGCAGCAGCTTCGCATGAAGGGGATACGCCGTGCCTCTTAGGTCCGGCCGCAGCAACAAGGTCGTCGGCGAGAACATATCGGAAATGGTCCGCTCTGGACACCCGAGGAAGCAGGCGATCGCGGCGGCAATGCGAAAAGCCGGACGGTCGAAACGCAAGACAAGGCGCAGTTCGCGTTGAATGGGTCGACCGACAAAGAGAAAACGCGGTCGCGCCCGTCCTTCTGAAAATTGGTCACCGCCCGCCGACGTGAAGCGAAACCCTTCGCCACGGGACACGCCCGAAGAACGCGCCGAGAAGGACCGGAAAATCGCCGCGTTCCTCGCCGCAAAAGCCAAAGGATAACCTCTTGAACGATCTCGACGATTACATTTCCGTATCGATCCAAAACATCAATCGTCCGAGCAACCAGGAGACTGTAGTCGCCTTGGAGATCGCGCGCGTCATCTACGGCGGTGTCGCGGAAGACTCGCCGCAATGGCGGAACTGTCTCAGCGCGGCCAAGAAAGCGCTCGGGAACAAGGATGTATGGGATTTTCATCAGGGCGTGGACGTAGGCAAGCGCGCCGAAAGCGCGCAGGCCGCGTTCCAGCGCTGCACCGAGTTCAATAACCGGTGTCCGCGCGGCACCGAGGGTATGATCGAGCGCGGGGAGCAGAAAATCCCGACCGTTGTCGAGAACAACGCCCTTGTCTTCCCGGAAGCGCGCGACGGCGAAATCGTCATGTCGTGGTTCCGCGACGTCGGCTGGCAGCCGATCGACAAGTTCACGGCGGGACGCCCGGAAAAGCCGCCGACCCTTGCGGAAGAAATCGTCGCCCTCGCGCAGCAGATCAAGGCGCAGCAGCGCGTTGACATGGCCATACCGATGTTCCGCGCGGCGCTGATCGCGGATCCAGAATGCTGGCACGCTCTCAATGAGCTCGGCGTGATCGCGACCGGAGACCAGGACTATCCAAAAGCCGTCGACTATTACACCGAGGCATTGGCCATCAACCCGAAAAGCGCCGAGATGCTTACCAATCGATCCATGGCTCTGCGGGCGTTAGGACATCTCGACGCGGCGCTCTCGGACGCCCGCGATGCAATCCGGATCATGCCCGCCAACGAGACCGTCTCGCTCAACGAAGCCTATATCCTCGACGACATGATGCGGATCGATGACGCCATTAAAATCATCGAGGATCACTTGTTCCGCAAGCCGTCGAACGTGAACGCCCGCTATGCCAAGGCCATGATCTTGCTTTCGGCGGGCCGCCTCGAGGAAGGCTGGACCGAGTTCGATTGGCGCCTGCGGTTGCCTGCACAGGCGATGCACTACGAGCATTACAATGTGCCGCGCACGGATTCGGATACCGACCTCACCGGCAAGCGCGTCATGCTATGGCCGGAGCAGGGCATCGGCGACGAGATCATGACGGCCACGATGATCCCGGATTTGGTCAATGCTGTCGGCCCGGACGGCAGCGTGACCGTATTTACGTCCGAGCGCTTGCGGACACTGTTCGCGCGGTCGTTCACGGGAGTCAAAATTCTGCCGCGGCCTTCGGTATCACAGGCGATGGGATTGCGTGACGAACCGTTCCCGGCCGAAATGCTTCCACCCGAACTACAGCAGAGCGAGTTCGACTTTCAGGTCGCGCAAGGCGATCTCGGGCGCATGTTCCGGAAGTCGCTCGATAGCTTCCCTTTATATAATAGGCTCGTCTCGTCAGAGGCCATGACGAAGATGGCGCGGACCAAGCTACAGGCCCTTCACCCTGGCAAGAAACTCGTCGGCCTGTGCTGGCATTCGCGGCGCAATATCCTGATCGGCAAGATGAAAAGCGTGAGCCTCGCCGCTCTTGGACCTTTGTTCGAAGTCGACGGCGTGGCGTTCATCAATCTCCAGTACGGCGATTGCTCGGAAGAGATTGCCGAGGCCAAGGAAAAATTCGGCGTCGATCTTGAGCGAGAGAAGATGACCGCCGATCCGTTGGGCGACATCGACTATTATGCCGCGCGCGTCGCCGCCATGGACTTGGTTATCACCGTATCCCAGACCACGGCGCATCTTGCCGGCGCTCTGGGCGTGCCGACCTGGATCATGACGCCGGAAGGGCCCGGCCGACTTTGGTATTGGTTCCGGGTAGGGGATCGCGCGCCTTGGTATCCATCCGTTCGGCTATTCCGTCAGCCGGCGTCGCTCCAATGGCAGCCTGTGATTGAGGCTGTCGCTGCCGAACTGGAAACGTGGGCGAAGGTGTGATATGACCCTTCTGTTGGATATGTTCCCCATATTCAGACAATCAGCCTCGAACGGCGGCCACGACGGTGACCGCCGCTTTTTTGTGAACGCAGATGTTCACTAAAACCATCACGCTCAAAGGCTCGCGCCATCAGATCGTGCTCGGGTACAAGAGCATGGAAACGATGACGTCGGCGATGCGCGAGGCACCGATCACGCCGGATTCGGACCATATCAGGCTCAAGGACGACTTCGGGCAGACCGCGTACTACACACAGGACAATCTCGTGAGCGTCGTCGTCACCGATCTCGATGCCCATGAAGACCTGCGGGTGGCGCGGTCCATCGCCGAGGCCAGGGCTCAAAGCGCATTTCAAACCGCGCTCGGACAGGACCCGACGCTCGGATTCCTTGTCGGCGGCGTGAAGCCGGGGTTGGTGCCGTAATGCCTGACATGCGCCGCGTCTTCTCGTCGCACATCGATGCCGTGGGATACGATCCCAACAGCCAGGAACTACACGTCACGTTCCAAGGCAAAAAGGGTCAACCGGGGAAGACCGCCATCTATTTTGGTGTGCCGGCGGACGTGGCCAGGATGGTGACCGAGGCGCCGAGCATCGGGACGGCGCTGCATCAATTCGTTAAGGACAAATTCGCTCATGGATACAAGCCGTGACAGCGATTGGTATCGCTTAACTGACAGAGGTAGTGTGATCTATATGAGCGACGGCAGCCTGAAAGAAGTCCCAGCAAATAACAAGTTCGCCGAGCCGTTCCTTGAGATGGCTTCCAGGATCTCCCGGAACCTCGAGACCGAGTTCGCCGGCGCAATCCTCATCGTGCCCCCGGAAGGCGACCCCATCGCCGTCATGATCGCCGATCCCAGCAAGAGCGTCGAAGCCTTCTGGGCACAGGCCAAACAGCGCATCGACGTGGGCATGGCGGAGTTTCTGGAAGCCCGGCGCGGGGGTAATGCGAACTGGCCGGGACGGCGTTGAGCCACACGCAATAATCTGTTAAACCTGCCGACACCACATTTTGGGGGTCGGCATGGCCGGCAGCGGATGGACGCCGCAAAAGGTCGCCTCGTTCCGCAAGGCGTTCTTCGATTTCTTGAAGTGCGTCCGCATCGACTCTAAGGAGTTCGGCGGCGACTACTGCTTGGCCGACGGCGTTTATGACGCGCAGCACCGCCTTGTCGATGGCGTGCTCAATGGCCTTTCCCAAGACAAGCATGACGTGAAGTGCCTCAAGAGCCGTCAGCTTGGAATTTCAACGATCAGCGAAGCGTTGTTCGTGTTCTGGATCGGAATGTTCACGGGCATCCAGGCCGCGGTGATCTTCGACACGGCGGGCCACTTGAAGGAAGCCCGCCTTCGGATCAAGAACCTCATCAAACGCCTTCCGAAGTCGCTGCACTTCCCTACAATCATGGAAGATTCGCGCGACATTCTCACGCTGAGCAATGCCTCTACGATCCGCTGGCTTGCGGCCGGCGTCAGAGAAACGGAGTCGTCCGGCGGCCTCGGCCGGTCATCCGGTCTCAACGTGATCTGGGCATCGGAAGTCAGTTCATGGAAAAACGAAGAGGGCATCGTCTCTCTTAAAGAGACACTTTCAGAGACCTTCGAGAACCGTTTGTTTTTGTGGGAGAGCCCACTGTCCCTGGACACACCGATTCCTATCCCATCAGGCTGGACCACTATGGGTAAGATATCTGAGGGAGATGAGGTTTTCGACGATCAAGGTAACGCGTGTAACGTTGTTGGCGTCAGCCCGGTGTTCATCAACAAGAAATGCTACCGGATCAAGTTTTCCAACGGTGACGAAATCATTGCCGACGCCAATCACAAATGGCAGATCGAGGAGCGTCGTTACCCGACGAATCAGCAATGGAAAACCAGAGTTGTTCGTACTGATGAACTGAATGTCGAGAAGCACAGAATTGTCATCGGAAAAGCTCTGAGCATTCCGAACGCCGAATTGCCGATAGATCCCTATTTTCTTGGCATGTGGCTCGGCGATGGGCGAACCGACAACCCCGCTATATGTGCCGGCGACGCCGATATAGATGAATTTCGACAGTTGCTCAAAGATAGAGGTATTGTCATTGGCCCGATCTCAAAGTCGCCCAATCGAATTGGTAAATTCACTGCTTTGGGGCAGCGGCCAGTTTTCAGTGCAATGGGGCTCCTCGGCCGAAAGCACATACCTGGAATTTACCTTCGCGCATCAGAACATCAGCGCCGCGAACTTCTCGCCGGAATTATGGACACCGATGGGCATATATCGAAAACCAATTACCGTTCGGAGTACTGTTCAATCTCGCCAGAGTTAGTGGACGGAGTTGCCGAGCTTCTGAGTTCACTGGGCATCAAATTTAGTCGAAGTATACTCTCAGAAGAAGGAAAGGTGAGATCGTTCCCCGGTGGAAATACCAACGCGTGCGCGCGTTCAGAGCGCCTGCGGTTTAGCGAAGACCCAAAATTAAAGGTGTTCAATTTGCGCCGGAAAGCCGAGGTACAAGAATCTCAACGTGGCCCGTACGGCTTCGGTACGCGAAGGGCAAAGTGGGTCATGATCGATTCGATTGAACAAGTGCCGTCGGTTCCTGTGCGCTGTATTTCAGTGGATAGCCCAACGCACCTATTCTTGGCCGGTCGAACGATGATTCCCACACACAATACCGCCCGCGGCTACAACGCTTGGCATGATATGTGGATCGACGCCAAGAACGACGACCTGGGGCAGACCGCGATCTTCATCGGCTGGTGGGCGCACCCCCTGCACGTCATTCTGCGCGGCGACAGCCGGTTCGAGCGGTACGGACGCGCGGACCCGACCAAGAAAGAGCAAGAGATAATCGCCAAGGTCGCCCGCGACTACGGCCATGAGATCACCCCTGAACAGCTTGCGTGGCATCGGTACAAGATCGATCCGAACCGGGATCTCGAGGAAGGCGAGAAAAAATCCGGCCAGTTCAAGATTCAGGAACAACCTTCCGTCGAGGAAGAGGCGTTCCAGCAAGCCGGGTCATCCTTTTTCGATCACGTCTCCCTCACCCAGCATTCGATCAAACTCCAGAAGCTCAACCGCAGCCGAAACTACCGCTACACCTTCGGGTCAGAGTTCCACGAGACCCAAATCATGCCGGCGACGCACTTCCGGGAGATCGAGCTCCGGGTCTGGGATCCGCCGGCGGCGGGCGTGGAGTACATCGTCGCGGCCGACCCGGCGTTCGGGCGCAATCCCGACAACGACCGTTCCGCGGTCCAGGTGCTTGCGGCCTATGCCGATTGTGTCGAGCAGGTCGCCGAGTACGCCTGCCCGACGGTCAACACCGATCAGTTCGCGTGGGTCATCGCCAGTATCGCGGCGTACTACAAGCGCGTGACCACGATTATCGAGCTCGACGGGCCGGGCGAGGCGGTCTGGAAGCAGTACCACGAGTTGCCGCGCATCATCCGCGCGCCGTACCTGTCCGGGCCCGTCCAAGAGCGCGGCTTGACCGACGTCTTCAACAATGTGCGCGACTATATATACCGGCGTTCGGATTCGCTGGGCGGGAGCGGCGCCTATAACTGGAAGACCGGGAATCGCAAAGAGGCGATCATGGAGAAGCTCCGGGCGCTGGTGACGACCGGCTCTATCATACTGAAATCCATGGATACTATTCAGGAAATGCGGAGCATGGCGCGGGATGGGGCTTCGATCGAGGCACCATCTCACAAGCACGACGACCGCGTTCTGGCACTGGCGATCGCGGTGCGCGCGTGGGAGGACGAAATCCGCCCGGGGCTTATCTCCCGCGGCCGCACCTTCCAGGCCATCACCGATGCGCGGCAGATGACCACCGAGGGGCGTTTTCAGATTTTCATGAACAACACGATTCAGGATATGTTCAAGCGCAGCGAGCGTCAGGCCAAGCTCGACGCCAGGGCCAAGAGGCTGATGCAAAGCGGACTTTCGCACTCGCGGCGTTGGTAGGGGAAAGACGATGGCGAAATTGGTGACCTATAAGTGCCCGGTGTGCGGCGGAAAGTTCGACTTCCTGCATCACCCGAGCGACGAGCCGCCGCCGGACTACTGCCAGATAAAGAGTTGCGGCGCGTTTGTCGGCGAGCCGGAAAAGGTTCCGGTACTGCATCTGAGCCTCAAGACCAAGCACAGCAAGGTGCCGGACAGCGTTTACCGTGGCATGGAGGCGGCATCGGAAGCCCGCGCGGCGGACGCGGCCGAGATGCTGGGGGTCGACAAAAAGGAAATGTCCGACCTGAAAATCACGGACATGAAGGACAATACGCGGGAGGGTGAGTCGCAGGCGATGCAGCGGCGCTTCTCGGAAGCGGAACGCAATCTCACCACGCCGACGGCGCGACCGACCATGCAGGGCGCGTCAAGCGGTTGGGGAACGGCGGATGTATCAGGTCCAGGTGCGGGATCGACCCGCAACTTCATCAATAGCCAGCAGAATACCCGCCAGTTCGACCAGATCGCGGCGGCGGTCACGGCCAAGGGGATGATGGGAAAGCATGTTCCTTCCAAAGGATAAAAAGCAACTTCTCGACGAAGCCAAGAACATCGTCGAGAAATGCTCCGTCTCGCTGGGCAACCGGGGTGCCGCCTATCGGGAGTATTCGCAGTTCATTGAGACCGGAAGGACCGCCGGCGGGCTCTCGCTTGCCAACATGCTCTACGGCCACGTCGACCGGCTCGCGTCCTATCTGTTTTGCCCGACCGACGCGCGCTTCAACGTCACCTTCGAGCATCCCCAGGCCAAAATCGTTCAAGACCAAGGCGAGGTCGCCGGCAATTATCTGACTCAGGCGTTCCAGCTCAACAACATCGATCTGTCCTACGGGCTTGGCGTGTGGCAAGCGCTTGCCTTTGGATCGTCCTTCGTAAAATTCACCGGCAAGACCGAGGTACTCGAGCTCAACGGCAAGCGCATGACGCACCTGAAGGACGTCGGCGCCATGATCGTGCCGCCGTGGCTCATGGGGGTGGAGAACGAAGGCAAGACCGATCTCGACGATCAGGAGTGCTTTTACCAGACCGTCTTCATGAGCCGCTCTGATATCTGGCGGCGTATCCAGCACTTCGACGACGCGGATAAACTGTTGAAGCGCGCGCTGGCGCACTCGACCAAGGGCGAGGGCCCGAACCTGCCGTCGAGTTTCATCCAGATTCTCTCGACGTCGACGCTCAACATCTCGCCGCAAGGATCAAACCCGCCATCTCCCGGCGGCATCATCCAGATCGCCGGCGACCCGAACTATTCCACCGTCGGCCCGCAAGTGCTCACCGACCAAATCCCGATGCAGGAGATATGGGCATGGGACGACGAGTCCGATGACTACCTGATGCTCCAATACATCGAACCGGATATCCTGATCGCGCCGCGGTTCCGGCGGATCAATGAGTTCTGCGAAGGCCATCATCCCTTCGTGAAAATCCAGCCGAACATGGTGCCGGGATACTTCTGGGGACGGTCGGAAGTCACGGACCTGATCTCGCTGCAATCCGCCCTATCGGAAACCATGGACGACTTTCGCCGCGTGGTCGGCGTGCAGTACGACGGGCGCTATGGCTTCGTCGGCCTCGATGGCGACCCCCAGGAAGTCTATGACGACATGCGCTCCAACGGATGGGCCAATGTCCGCCAGGGCGGCAGCATCAATGATCTCACCCCAAAACTCCCCGCCGCGGCGCTCGAGTACATCAAACTTATTCTCAGCCTCATGGAGCA